CCGAGCTTGATGGCGTAAAAGTAATTATTGATCCTCTTTCATTCCAGTATATGGATGAAGTAACAATGGATTATATTGAAGGAACTATTAGTGCTGGTTTTAAATTTATAAATCCAAATGTTAAAGGTACTTGTGGTTGTGGAAACTCTTATTCATTTTAAATATCTGCCCACCTTTTTCTTTTATAAATAAGTCGGATCATTGGAATTGATATTTTGTATTTTTTAGATAATTTTTTGTATTTACAATTTCTTTCTCGTTTATTAATACAAAGATCGCATTCAGATCTAATTTTCAATACATTGTTAATTGTTAGTTTAGATCGTTTTAGTACTTGTTCTTTAGGTTGTTTCTTTCCTAGATGGGTTTTACTAATTATTAATTTAGTTTTTTGTGAATGATGTTTCCCATAAAAAGTATTTTCTTTGCCTAAACGAGTTCCCTTTCTAGATTTACTCATTTTTTCTTTTGATTCTTTTGAGTGTTTAAATCCAGATGATCCATCGCCACCTTCTGTTAAATTGTATCCAAATTCATTTCCATACTTATAAACATTAGATTTGTATTGTTCTATCCAAAACTTTTCACGTTCTAATCCTATGTTTTCAACATTACATATTTCTATTACTTCAAAAGTAAAATTTTCTTTTCCATATTTATTAATAGCTTTATGAATTAATTGATAAGTATGATTAACAGTTGTTTTATGTTTAGCCGTGTTTAAATGTCTGGCCCATCTATTAAAAGGGTTTTTATTGCAAGTTTTACCAATATAAATTTTATTATTTATTTTATTAGTTATTTTGTATATAAATGTTTTTGTCATACTATGCATGGTATATTATGCATGGTTGCGGTATCTGCGTAATATTTATATTAAGGAATTAAATAATTATGAAAAATAGTTTTATTGCTAAAATTTTTGAAGAAATAAATAAATTAAAATCATTTGATGAAAAAGAGTTTTTTAAAAAATGTTAAAGAAGAAATTATTCTTCAAAGAGAAGCTAAATTAGAATTTGTATTTATATTATCTACATTAATGCGCGATGTTGATGCATGTTTAGATGTAATTAAAAGTGATCATAATGAAGAAGAATTAACTGATCTTTTAAATCAAATGCTCGACTTAAAAGATAAAAATGAAAATCAAAATGATCCAGAAATATTAGATATGATTGATAAAATATTAAAAACAATGGGCCTTAAAGAATAACTTTAAATTGTGAAAGAATAAAATTATGGGATGCGATATTCATCTATTTGTTGAGCGGAAGGTTGGCGATGTTTGGAAAAGAGTTTCTTCCAAAAGAGGATATAAGGGGCCACATGATTTAGAGCCATCTTGGAGGCCATGCAGAAATTATACTTTATTTGGAATCTTGGCCGGTGTTAGATCTACAATTTTAAATGCAGATATACCCCCAAGAGGCTTACCAGAAGATGTATCTAAAGCCGTTAAAAAAGAATTTAAAAATTATCATCACACTCCATCCTATTTAACTCTTCCCGAATTAATTGAGATGAGAGAAAAATTTGCTGATATTCCATGTTATTTAGATGTAACAAAATTTAAAAAATATAAGAAAACCGGAGTTGTTCCTCAAGATTATTATTCTTCTATACCACGAAATATCAGACCAGTTTCAAATGAACAAATGGCTAGGGTAATGAATATGGCCGCGTTTTTAGATGAAAATGAGTATTTTACTAAAATAGATTATAAAGAATCATACAAAGATATTGCGCCAGATTTTTTCGTTCATATTGTTTCTGAAATGGAAAAATTATCTAAAGATATAAATAAAGTTCGTTGCGTATTTTGGTTTGATAGTTAATCATGAAAATTGTTAAACAATTTAGTAGTAATGATTTTGCAATCAAAAAATCTTCTCCAGATATGATAGGAGCCAATTGGACATGGGGTCTTGGGAATGATGGAGAACTTTACGGTCGCGGCTCTTTTGCGCAATATTATATACGGGAATGGTTTATTTATAGAAATGCTTCATTTGGAATACCAATTTCAGAAATGAAAAAGATTATAAAAGAATTTGGGCATTTAGTTATTTTTACTTGAAAGAATTATTATGACACATCATGTTATTAAAACAATTATAAAAAGAAGCCATCATATGGATTGGATTGAGAAGGGAACCATATTGCTTGTTCGCCATGGATCTCATGCTTATGGCACCAATACTGCCACCTCTGATGAAGATTTCAAAGGTGTAGCTATACCATCTAAAGAATATTTTTATGGTTATACTAAAAAATTTGAGCAGGCTGAATTAAAAGCTCCCGATGATGATGTTGTTATTTATGATATTAGAAAGTTTTTTGCCCTTGCATCTGATTGTAATCCAAATATTATAGAAGTTTTACATACTGATCCTTCAGATCATTTTGTTGTTACTCCATTGGGGCAAGAAATTTTAGATCATAAAGATGATTTTTTATCTAAAAAAATAAAGCATACTTTTCTTGGATACAGCGTTTCTCAGTTAAAACGTATAAAAACGCATCGACGTTGGATAATGAATCCTGCGCAAGTTCCGCCAACAAGAGCTTCTCTTGGATTGCCAGAACAAACTTTAATACCACAAGATCAGCTTGTCGCAGCATTTTCTGAAGTTCAAAAAGAATTAGATAGAATGCAATTTGATTTTATGGAGAATTTAGAGGAATCAACTAAAATCGAAATTCGCAACACTATGGCATCTATGTTGGCTGAAATGAAAATTACTACAGATGAGCAATTTGAAGCCGCGGCTCGTAAAATTGGATTAACTGATAATTTTATTGAACTTATGCAAAAAGAAAGAGCATATACTAATGCTAAACGTGAATGGGATCAATATCAAAATTGGAAGAAAACTCGCAATGCAAAACGAGCTGAATTAGAAGAAAAACATAGATATGATACCAAGCATGCATATCATCTTGTTAGATTAATTCGTATGTGTAGAGAGGTATTATTAACTGGTAAAGTAATAGTTAAACGTCCAGATCGTGAAGAATTGTTAGCCATTAGAAATGGCGCCTGGTCTTATGATCAGTTAATTACTTTTGCAGAAAAAGAAGAAATAGAATTAAATAATCTATATAATACAACTAATGTATTGCCAAAAGTTCCTAATAAAGAAAAATTAGATGCTCTTTGCATTAGTTTAGTTGAAAAGTTTTTATCATAAGGATTTATATGTTACATTATTTTATATCATATTTTGTTGAAATTATTATTTCTGTAATATTAATTACAATTATTTATCAAGTGTTTTTATCTGATTTTATTGCGGCTAAAAGGCTTGCTAAAAATGAATTGGATGAAAAAATAAGCAATACAGAAAAAATAGCTAGAGTAAAATTAGTGTTTGATTCAGCAAAAGATATTGAAGATTTTATTACAAATAATGCTCAATATCTTTCTAATGAAATGGTTAAGATATTAGTTTGCAAAATTGAAGAAATTAAAGCAAATGATGTTGTTGAATCAGACTCTGTTTTAAAAGATAAAATTAATCAATTGGAAGTAAAATAATGGCCAGAAATATGGATAGAAGCGTACTTGTTATTGATGTTGAAAGTACTTGCTGGGAACCACCTGAAGTTCAACCTAGAAATGAAATTTCTGAAATAATTGAGGTTGGCATTGCGGTTGTTAATATTGACTCTCTTAAAATAGAAAAGAATGATAGTATTATAATTCGACCTCAAAAATCTAGAGTTAGTAAATTTTGCACAAAATTAACAACTCTTACTCAAGAATATGTAGATCAAGGCATGACTTTTCAGGCGGCAATGGAAATTCTTCGAAGAGACTATAGATCCGAAGATAGAACTTTTGTAAGTTGGGGAGATTATGATCGCAAAATGTTTGAAAGAAATTGCAAAGACTATGGCGTAAAATATCCTTTTGGACAGCGCCATATGAATCTTAAAAATTCTTTTGCCATATTCAATGCATTGGATAGAGAGGTTGGATTGGACGCTGCTCTAGAACATTTAGGAATGAAATTAGAAGGGATTCATCATAGGGGCGTAGATGATGCAAAAAACATTGCAAAACTATTTATTAATGTTGCAATGGGATATAGATCTGGGTTTGCGCAATTATAATGGATAATACGATATAAAATAATGGAAATAGATAAATTCAAAATAAATGTTTCAAAACCAGCAATTGAACAAATTAAAATACAATTATCTAAAAGAGGAGCACCTAACGGTTATTTAAGATTGGGCGTTAAAGGTGGTGGCTGTTCTGGATTTGCATATCACATTCAATTTGAAGATTCTTTACCAAAAGAAAAAGATATTGTTTTCAATATAGATGGTGTGCAAATTATTGCAGACAATAAATCTATAATATATTTAAGTGGATGTACATTAGATTGGGAAGCAACTTTATTTAGCAAGGGGTTTAAGTTTATAAATCCTAATGAAAAATCAAGCTGTAGCTGTGGGCGATCGTTTTCTTTTTAAAAGGACAAAATATGATTCATGGTATCTATTTAAAAAATAGACCTAAAAGCAAATGGCATTTAGTATCAATTGCAGATTCGCCTGAAGCTGCTGCAAAAGATATGAATGATGTATTAAATCAAGCTAAATCAGAAGGAAATGAACAAGCAAAGGTTGCTGAGCAAGTATTTGATTCCGCTTTTTGGATTCCACATTATTTAAAAGAAATAAAAGAACAAAAATCAATGTATAATTAACTATGAATTATGAGAAAGAAAATTTAGAAACTTTGTTTATTGACAAGTTTGAATTAATAGTTAATAATTTGGTTTTGGAAAATTTTTCAGAAAATGATATAATTGTTTTTGCAAACACTATAAAAACTTTTCTTAAATTTTATGATATAAGACAATATGTTATGATGGCACTTTATACAAAAATAAAAGATTTATATAATGCTGCTACAAATTTATCACAAGATCATAACTCATATAGAAAATTAATTAAAGTTATTTTAAGCATCAATGATTATGAACTTACTGATGTAATAGAAACTTATTTGGGAAAAAACAAAGATCCAAATTTATTTTTAATTTTTATGGAAGAAAAAATTTCTAAGAATTTAGACACTTCTAATCTGGAGAAAATGTTTATTTCATTTTTTAGTATTCATCAATATTCTTATGAAAATATAAATAAGTTCCTATCTTTGTCTAAAAAAGATCCAATATGGTTGGCATCCATATTATTGGCGCAAAACCAAAACGTCTCAATAAGAAATTATATTCGAAAATTAAATGAATATGATCGTGGCACTTTAAATAAAGTTGTAGATTTGATTCTTAATCATAAATTTCAAGACACTAATGAATATGTTAATATTGTTGTAGATTTTATGTTAATTGATAATGCCTACACTTATCAGTTACTTAATAATAGTCTGTTAAATAAAATAGACTTTTCAATCATTAAAAGATATGTTTTATCTAATTATAGATACAATGTAGAATTAATGTGTAATATATGCGAATATTTGTCTTCTATTTCTGTAAAAGAAATGGAATCTTTTGAGCAATCTTTTCTTGAATGTACAGATGGCACACTTATTATTAGATATGCTATTAAAAATAAATTAAGCAATAAAAGACATTGCCTGCAACAATTGGTTAAAATTAGAGATTCAAGAAATGAAGATAATTTAGTTGCATTTATTAATATGTTTCCAGAATATAAATCATTGCTTCCCATGCTGTAGTGATTGTTATATACTCATGTGATATTTAAGGAAAACATGAGTAACTCTCTGAATCTTACAGAAATAGATCAAGAACAAGCGCTGCATTTAAGTAAATTTTTTATTAGGTCAAATCAAAATTTATTTTTGTTTGGCCGTAGGGGTGTCGGTAAAATGATTGACCTCGAAACCGAATTACCAACACCTAGCGGCTTTATTAAGCTTAAAAACTTGAAAGAGGGCGATGAATTATTCGATGAACAAGGAAATATTTGTCATGTAGTTAAGCTACACCCAATAGATTATAGGCCTGAATCATATAAAATTACTTTTGATGATGGTAGTATTATTAATGCATGCGCAGATCATCTGTGGTTAACTTGGGACAAGAAGTCAAGAAAATCGCATCATAGAGCTAATAATCCAACGATTCATCCACAGATAAGAACAACTAAAGAAATTTTAGAAACATTAAGGACTAATACTTCTAAAAAAGAGACAAATCATTCCATACCTTGCGCACAGTCAGTAAAGTATCCTGAGCAAAAATTACCTATTGATCCTTATGTATTGGGCTGCTGGCTTGGAGATGGAAATAGTCATAGTGGACATATTGAATGTGCAGATAAAGAAATTTTGGATGAAATTGTAAAACGTGGTTATGATATACATTTAGTAAAATCATCTGTAAGATCGAAATCTAAAAGTTGTCAATATAGAATTGGTGGCGTAGCCGAATCTTATAAAGATGAATATGGTTTACCACATACAACTTATTTGTTATCAAAACAGCTAAAAGAATTAAATTTATTTAAAAACAAACATATTCCTGATATTTACCTTTGTAGTTCATATGAACAAAGGCTCGCTTTACTTCAAGGATTGATGGATACTGATGGGTGCTGCCTTAAAACTGGACTCATTGAATATTGTACAGTATTGCCAAATTTAGCCTTACAAATTCAAGAATTAATTTCTAGTTTAGGAATTAAGTCTACATTGCATTGCAATGAAAGTTGGCTTTATGATAAGCGATGCCAAAATAGATTTAGAATCAAAGTGATAACTAAATTACCAATATTTAAACTTGAAAGAAAGATAAAAAACCTTAAAAAATCCAATAATCAATGCACAAGAAATACTCATAGGTATATTGTTAATATTGAATCAATTTCTCCCGTACCAATGAGATGTATAACAGTAGATAGTTTTTCTAATTTATTTCTTGTAACACGCTCTTTTATTGCAACACATAATACACATATTGCAATGCAAGCTGCTGAAGAATGTGGCTATAATGTTAATTATATTAATTTAAGTGTAATAGAAAGGCCAGATTTAGCCGGATATCCTAATATGAATAGTCCGGGAGATATCATAACATTTAAATCGCCAAGTTTTTTACCTAAACTATTAGATTCAAATAAACCAGATAGCATTATACTTTTTGATGAAGTTGATAAAGCTCCAGTAGAAGTTACTGCACCATTATTAGAAATATTACAATTTAAATCAATTAATGGTAATGCAATTAATGTTGCTGGTTGTATTCTTACCGGCAATTTGTCAAATGAGGGCGCCTATTCTAATTTAATATCTACGGCACTATTAGATAGAGGCGCAAAATATATACTGTCATTTAATTTTGAAAAATGGATTGATTGGGCAAAATTAAATAATGTTCATGATTTAATTTTAGGATTTTTAAGAAGTAACCCTGAATTTGCGTGCGGAGATATAGAAGACACTTGTTATGCCAGCCCATCTCCACGTAGTTGGACACTGGCTTCAGAAGCTTTAAATAGAGCCCGTGAATTAAAGATTGTTGATATAGAGAGCGTTACTCAAATTATATCTGGATTTGTTGGCGGGGAAGCAGGATTAAGATTTAAAATATGGTATGAGCATTATCGTAGATTTGAACCTTATATTCATTCATTAATTGAAAGCGGCATTATGACTTTTGATTTTAATGCGCTGGCACCTACTGAAAAAGTTGTTTTTGTAGTTTCAGCTTGCTATTATTCTAAGCAAAGAGTTTTAGCAGAATCTGGCAAATCAAAGAATAAATTTGCATATCTAGAGAACCTGTGTAAATTTTTTACACACTATCAAGTAGATAATGAAGTTCAGGTTATGGGGCTGTATAATTCTTTTGACTTTGTTTTTATTTCTAAACATAAATTATATGCTTGTAAAGAGTTTTTTGATTTATTTACTAGAATAAATGAACACATATCGATAAAAAAATAAGCTCCCCTTGACATTCATTTTATAAAATTTATCTTATCAAGCGAGGCGTTTATGAGTGATGTTGTACATGTAGATGATAATAATTTTGAAACCGAAGTTCTTAAATCTTCAATTCCTGTTTTAGTTGATTTTAGTGCAATATGGTGCGGCCCATGTCAAAGACAGTTGCCTATTATAGAAAAGTATGCAACTGATAATAAAGACAAAATAAAAGTTTGTAAAATTGATGTTGATGACTCTCCAGATATTGCAGGCAAATATTCTATTAGAGGCGTGCCAAGCATGCTTCTTTTTAATAAAGGAGAGAAGGTTGATACTAAAGTTGGGTTAGTAAGTTTGTCAGCTTTAGATCATTTTGTGTTGGAAAAAATTGGTTAATAAATAACGATTATATTTAATGATTCAAGCCAGCTTAAGCTGGCTTTTCTATTTGGTGATTAATATGGATTTTATTACAGCAGCTCATTATGCTCAGTATGGATATAGAATTAGACGCTCCTCATGGCCTCAAGACAAGTGGTTATCAAAAGATGTATGTCTTGACGGTTATAGTTGGATGGAAAATGTTTTAGCAAATGATTGGGAAATTATAACAAAAGGCGTTATAGAGGGGTTCCCAGTACAATATGATGAGGAATAATAATGTTAGTAGCTATGGTTTGCGGTTATCCCGCTAGTGGAAAATCAACACTTACAAAACAAATTACTAATCCTAATACAGTTATTCTTAATAGAGACACTGAAGGTGGCACTATTGCTGGATTGCTTCCAAAATTGGAAGAACATTTAAAAAATAAAAAAGATGTTATTCTTGACAACTTGTTTCCAACAATAGAATCTCGCAAACCATTTATTGAGATTAGTAAAAAATATGGCGCTGATATTCATTGTAAATTAATGGGAACTTCAATTGAAGATGCTCAATTTAATGCAGTTGAACGAGCTATTAAATTAACTGGTAAGTTCCCTACACCAGAAGTTATTAAAGCAGCCAAACATACCAATGTATTTTCTCCATTAGTTCTTTTTAAGTATAAAAAAGAATTTCAGAAACCAACTGTTGAAGAAGGCTTCTCTGATGTAGAGCTAACTAAATTTATCCGTAAAGATGATCCAACATTTATAAATAAAGCTTTAATTGTTGATTATGATGGTACATTAAGAGAATGTGTTGGCGGTAATGATAAGTTTCCGGTAGCTAAACAACAAATTGAAATTAAGAAAAATAGGACTAAAGTTCTTCAAGCTTACAAAGATAAAGGATATTTGTTACTTGGAATTTCAAATCAAAGTGGAGTTCATAAGGGAGATTTGACTGAACAAACTGCTCACGAATTATTTCAACATACTAACAAACTTCTTGGAATAGATATAGAGTATCGTTTTTGCCCCCATCAATCAGCCCCATTATCTTGTTATTGCAGAAAGCCGATGCCTGGCGTTTTCGTTGAGTTTATGTTAAAACATAAGCTTAATCGTAAAGAGTGTATATTTGTTGGCGATATGACAACCGACAAAACATTTGCTGCTAGGGCCGGAATTCAGTACATAGATCAAGAAGAGTTTTTTAAATGAAAAAATCTGATGAAACTTCTCCAATAATTAATTTTCTTTTTCAAGATTCAACTGGAAAACTTGGAAAACAATATGTAGAAGAGTCAATTAATTTAATGAAAGCTAGACATAAAATTAATTTATCTTCTATTAAATGGCATCAAAAAGTATTGGGCAAACAAAATTATTGTTGGACTGGTTCTTCTAAAAATTGGATATGGGAAACTGATGTTTGGAGAGTTTATGTTAGCAAAGAGGGCGCAGCCTTTGAAGTCTTAGCGTCACTAGCTCTTGATGAAGCTTGGGCGGCGTGGCAAGATTATTATAATAAGATGAAATGAGTTTAATATGTTAAAAATTACATTTGATTGTCGCAATATTTAGTTCCATTAGACCTAAAAGTTTTTATGATTTTATTACATTATTTCAAATTATATTTATGTTAATAGCATCAATATTATTCGGATTACGAAATATAAAACTTGCTATTTTTGATATTGAATCTTTTTAAAAGAATTAGAGGGGTCGCTTAATGTTGTATCATTTTCACCATAAATATTCTTATATTATGGATTAGAACATGATTCTAAAAATTTAAAAAATATTATTGAAAAAGTGAAAGCATCTAAAATTAATAATCATAAAATTTATTATGGATTAAAAATATTTATTTTATCTTCAATTTATAAAGATGAAATAAATATTGCTGGATATCCATATAATCCTTTTGCGTCTCGTTTTGGATAATAACTATTGATATTTCAGCTATCGCCTATTAATAATGTATCATTAATTTATGTCTAAAAATAAATTTCAAAGAATTTGTCAATATTGTAATAAAATTATAAAGTATAAAAACTATAATTCTTTTTTTATGGCTAATAAACGAAATAGTGGATGCTATTCATGTAAAGCAAAAGGTGAGAGAAATTCTTTTTATGGTAAAAAACACTCACAAGAAACTAAAGATACAATATCAAATTTTAATTCTAATATAAGAATTTTATCTGATGAGTTCATTAAAAAGGCTAAAAAAAACTTATCTAAAGTAACTAACAAGCGCCCGTTATATGATATTTGGATAGAAAAATATGGGAAAGAAATTGCAGATCAAAAACTGCAATCTTTTAAAATTAAACAATCAATCAATAATTCTGGAATTAATAATCCTATGTTTGGAAAACCATCACCACAAGGGAGTGGTAATGGTTGGTCAGGGTGGTATAAAAATTGGTATTTTCGATCTATTCGTGAGCTATCTTATATGATCAAAATATTAGAGAAACAACAATTGACTTGGAAAATTCCTGACAAGAATTTTAAGATACCATATATAGATTATGCCGGGCAACATAGAACATATTTTCCAGATTTTATTGTAAATGAAACTCGTTTGATAGAAATTAAGCCAAGTAAATTACACAAAACACCAAAAGTTTTAGCTAAACGAAAGGCAGCCGAAGCTTTTTGTCAAAATAAAAATATGACTTATGAAATAATTGATCCAGAATTATTAAGTGATAGTGAAATTAAATCACTATACATTAATGATCAAATAAAGTTCATAAAAAAATATGATAAAAAATTTAGAGAAAGGTTCATTGAAAATGCTTAAAATAACTCTTTGTGTTGGAATACCCGCATGTGGTAAGTCAACTTGGGCCAAAGATGAGGTTCGTAAAAGACCAGAGGGCATTACTCGTATTAATAGAGATGACCTTCGTAATATGATGAGTAATTATCACTTTTCAGATTCTAATGAAAAATTAGTTACTACTGCTAAAACATTTATTATTCAACAGGCTTTGCGATACGGAAGAGATATTATTATTGATGAAACTAATCTTAATCGCAGAAACTTTGATGATGTTTGCAAATTAGTTCGTGAAATGAATATTGATTGTATGGTCATGGAAAAAGCTTTTTATGTGGAGCTTGACGAGGCCATTTTAAGAGATTCCAAACGTGAAGGTTCTGGCAAGGTTGGGGAAGACGTTGTTCGTAAATTCTGGAAAAAATCTGGAGGCACGCAACACAAACATTATAAGCCAAGGGTCGAAATCATTCAGCGAAAAACAGAACAATCTGTTGCGACCTCTAAATTAGAAGTAGATAACTCACTTCCATTTGCAATTATGTGTGATTTAGACGGGACCATATCTTTATTTAATTCAAAAAGAAATGACGGTTCCGTGGATGTTAGACATGACAATGCTCATACCAGAAGCCCATATGATGCATCTAAAGCCGATGAAGATACTCTTAATGAGCCTGTTGCCGCAGTTATTGAAGCAATGAGCAAAGCCGGCTATCATATTATATTTTGTTCTGGCAGAGAAGACCTTTATAGAGAACAAACCGAGCGCTTCCTAAAAAAACATATTAGTTGCGCATATGATCTTCATATGCGAAAAACAGGTGATATGAGAAAAGATTCAATAGTTAAAGAAGAAATTTATAATATGCACATTAGGCCAAATTATAATGTTTTCTTCGTATTGGATGACCGTGGACAAGTGGTTTCCAAATGGCGTGAGCTTGGATTAAATTGTTGGCAAGTTGCAGAAGGAAATTTTTAACAGTGGCAGTTTATGTTGTTCTTAAAAGAAGAAGAGAAGATGGTGTAGCTCTTCCAAATTTTGAATCATTTATTGATTTGCCTGAAGTTGATCCAGAACATAAGCTTTTGACAATAGAAGATGGCGAATGTGTTGATGTTGCAAAATTTTATTTATCACAAGATAAGAGTTATGTAATAGCTAATCAATATCGCGTAAGCAATATTGACAATCAACTTAAAGAAGAAATTATTGAAAGTTATACTTTGTCTAGGAATGGAAAATAAAAAATTCGAAATTCATTTATAAAATTGACACGCAATTTTATATGATTAGATTTGTGAATAGAAGTTATTCTTTTTTCTATCCATGAAAATTGTAGCATCATCATATAAATATTGAAACATTTTTTTAATATCATTTTTTTTATATATGACTATTCTATGGCCATTAGTACCTTGAGTATAAATATGTAATTTTAATTTAGTTTCTAGTTCAATTATTTTTTTTATTTCTGTAATAAAAGATTTAGAAACACTATATATGCTCCATGTTTTATTTCCAGTTTTTTTATGAATATAAATACAACCATCTCCATCAAAGAAACCACGAATAAAATGTCTTACTAAAAATTTTGGTATTTGTTTTGAATATTGTAGAGTATAAGATTTATTTTTTATACATCCTAATTCAGAAAGCTTTTTACACATATAACGACTTGACAAACCTAATAGCACCATTTCACTATCTAATCTTTTTCTTCGTGAAATGATTTGTGTAGCATTTAAATCTTTTTTCATTTTTAATAAATGATCTTCATCTTTAGCAGATATTTCAATTTTTAATTCGTTATTTGTATTACTACCATCAGCCATACAAAATCCAAGCCAATAAGCTTTATTTTCTAAATTGATTTCATCAAAAAAATGTTCATCAAATGAATATTTTTTAGTAGCATATTTAGAGCATTGTTTGGAGCAATATTTGCCGCCGCCTCGTTTTTCATAAGCGATATTTTTTAAAATAAATTCTTTTTTGCAATGAAAGCATTGTCTGATATATTGTGTCATCATATGTATATATCATTATATTGATATACCTAGAACAAATCACATGCCAAAATTACCCAGGACATTACATTTAGAAGGTTCGCGTCTCAAGCCAGGAGAATCCGATCCAGATGCAAAAGAATTTAATAAATTGGCTGGACAATTTCTAGTCATAGAAGAAAAGGTCGATGGCACTGGCGTTTCTATTAGTTTAGATAATCATTGGAATTTCATTATTGAACATCGTGGTTCAGCAGCTTCTTCAAAGGAATTTAACCTTTTGCACGATTGGGCCGACAAACATTGGGAAGATCTTCTAATGTTATTGGGCGAGCGCTACGTATTGTTTGGCGAATGGATGTACAATAAGCATACAATATTTTATGATAATTTACCACATTTCTTTTTAGAATCAGATATTTATGATAAAGAAAGAGAAGTTTGGTTATCTACATCAGCTCGTAATAATTTACTTAAAGATCATAATTATATTAAACAAGTTCCAGTATTAGCTGCTTTTAAACCATCTGCATTGTGGCAGATTACAAACCTTATAAATAAAACCAATTTTCAATCTAAAAATTGGAAGGAAACTTTAAAAGAAAAATGTTTAATGATGGGAATTAATTTAGAAAAATCTTTAAAAGAAACTGATCAATCTGGGTTAATGGAAGGTTTATATATTAAACATGAAGATGATTTTAAAGTTATTGGAAGATATAAATATGTTAGATATGAATTTTTACAATCAATTTTAAATTCAGAAACTCATTTGATAGATAGAGTTACAATTAATAATTGTTTAATTAATGATAAATTTAGTTACAAGGCGGGTGAATAAAATATGGTATTTGGATTGTTGATGTTATTCGCACTATATCTTTTATGGGTGCTTTTTGTTCAAGGAGCACTCTGGAAGATTATATTATTCTTTGCTGGTTGGGCAGGAATATATTTTTTGATGAGAATTTATGTTAGTGGCGCAGATAAGATTGCCATAACAATTACTGATTATACTTTTAGTTGGGCGGCAGTTATTCCAACTGTTATTTGTATTTTTGCATTATTAACGACCAGGGTAGAAGAATGAATAAATTATTTAAAGAAAATGGCTCATTAACTGAAGATGGTCATAATTTTATAAAGCCATTACGAATGGCATTGTCAGAAATCTTCTTGTCAAATGAAGCTCAAGATATGTCTTCTTCTGAACTTTTAATTTTAGGCTCAATGTTATCTAGTATTGTTGCGGACTCTGTATCTGAAAGAATTCTTGCAAAAAATCATTTATTTAATAAAATTAATGCAATGACAGATGAGCAATTCGAAGCTTTTCTTAAAGTAAAATATGGTAAAAGATGGATGCTTTCTGCATTAACAAATGAAGAGCAAGACAGGCCTCCCAAACTAAATAAAGAAAAAATCGCCAATCTTCTTAAAGATGGATTAAAACATATTACAAAATTTCCCAAAAACGGTGTAAGGTTTAAATAAATGTTACTTGTTCAAAAATTTTTAGAAAATCATACCTTCAAAGAGCTTCAAGAGCAACATGGGGTTTATGCTTCTTTTTCAAAATCTGGTTACAAATTCTCATTGAATTACGATCAAATTGAAGCGAAAGAAACTGATCCATTAGCTCAAGAATGCAGAGGACTAATCTTGTCTAGTGAAGATGGATCTCCATTTCAATTTGTTGAAATAAATGGTAAAAGAAATTATGATCACATTTGTCCCGGTAAAACTAAAATTTTAGCTTATCCTATGAAAAGATTTTTTAATTATGGACAAGGCTGCGCGGTTGATATTAATTGGGCAGATCCAAATCTTGCTGTTCTTGAAAAGTTAGACGGAACTCTTTGCATTGTTTATTTAGATCCATTTATTGTAAAGTGGTGTGTTGCCACCAGATCAGTTCCAGAAGCCGATCTTCTTATGGATAATGGTATTTTTACATTTAGAACTTTATTTGAAAAGGCATTTGCAGAAACTACCGGATATGATTTTAATGGACCAGTTGGAGACTTAAGGCCTAATTGGACTTATTGTTTTGAATTAACTACTCCTTACAATAGGATTGTAGTTAATTATCCAAATAATGGCGTTACTTTATTGGCAATTAGAGATATCAATACTTTAAAGGAAATTGACCCCCACGATGGCATGAGTATTGATTTAATACCTAAAATGCCAATCGCACAGGCACATACGTACGTGTCTGTGGATGAGCTTATAGGTTGGGTATCAACTTTAAACCCAATGGAACATGAAGGTGTTGTTGTTAGAGACTCCAAATTCAATCGTATTAAAGTTAAAAACGCAGCCTATGTTGCGTATAACAGAGTGCGAGAAACTCTTGGAGCTTCTGAGCGCAACATCATGGAATTGATTTTATCAGAAAAAGATGATGATGTTGTTCCATTTTTGCCAGAAGAAATTGCTAAAAATCTTTATAAAATAAAAGTCGGCACACTTGCTGCCATTAAAAAGCATGATGAAAATTATCAGGCTGCATTAGCAGAAGCTAATAGTATTAAGCCTGGCGACAAAAAAACATTTGCCGTACTTGTTACTAAAAATAAAGATTTGTGGTCATCTCCGTTTTTCTCTATGTTTGATGGTAAAGCGGCAAACATGAGAGAGTTTATTTTTAACAATAAAAAAGAGGGAACTTGGGCAAATGGATTTCTTGATAAAATGTTGGAGATATCAAGAAAAGTTTGATATAAATAATGGTTAATTTATGAGTAAAACTATTATTTTTATATCTGGCTGGGCTGTTCCCAAATTTATTGCCAAAAGCAAATACGTTTGGGATCAGTCCCATTGGTCAGATTATAAATGCATTTGGATATCAAGTAAAACGCCAACTTCTGACAGTATGGTCGAAAAAGAATTAATTAGACTTCAAAAATTACTTGAACTTTTTCCAAGTGCTACATTAGCTGGACAATCATTAGGTGCTTGGTGGGCCGCTAATTTGGCACTAAGACCTGAAGTTTTTATTAATAAATTAGTGTTATGGACACCATTATATGATACTAGCGAGTATCCAATTTTTAATGTATCTCAAAGATATTACCCTAAATACATTAATAGAAATGAAAATAATGTTGGGCCACATAAAGTTCTTACTTTTATAGCCAATAATGACTTAATTGTTCCGCCACCAATACATGGAATTAATTTTTCTAAAAAATTTCTATCTACCATATATTCTTTGAATGGTGGTCATTTTTATCAGAGTAATCATAAAACAGCTTTAGCATATATGAAAGACTGGATAGAAGTAGAATAATATCATTATGATATATAATAAGTATGAACAAGTACTTATTTGATAGTGATTTCAGCGAAGATTCTTTAAGATGGCTTAAAATACGAGAAAATATAAATTTTAATAACCAAAATAAAGACAATAGCGAAATTCTTGAAAAATTACAAGAACAAATTATAAATAATAATGATTGTGCATTGGCTTACTTTTTTGCAACTGAATTTTTATATAAATCATATAAAATGCAAAAGGTTATTCTAGATAATAAAAATGCTAAATATGCTTTCTTATTTGCGCAAAACATTAAAAATTGCGATATAAAAGCGCTACAAAAATTAGTATTGGAATCTAAAAAAACAAAATATATATGTAGGTTTGCTTGTTTTGTTAAGGGCGCTGATAAAAATCATTTAGAATCTATAATACTTAAATCAAAAAATGTTAAATATGCGCACATGCTGTTAAAACATATAAAGGGTTCAGACTTTAAAAAGTTTAAAAGTATTATAATAGAATCAGGAAAGCCAAGATATTTATTTGAATTAGCAAAACATACAAATAATTTAAAAGAAATAGAAGAGATTGAAAATTTAATTATTGAATCAAAATCATTTACTTATATGAGATTATTTGCTGAAAAGATAAAACTTGCTAATGTTGAAAAGATAGAGCAAGCAGTTTTAGATTCTGATAATGTTAATGAGATAAAAAAGTTTGCTAAATATGTTAAGCGCTCTAAAATGAAAAAATTCTTTTTAGTTCTTTAATTTAGACACATCGCAATGATAAAGGCTGCAAAATTGTTTTAAATCTTTTTCAGTTATTGTTTCTGAGCCAATATCTATAGTTGGATACATTAAAGTATTAAATCCATTTGCGCCAACTAAATGCTGCAAACCAAGAGAGTGACCTAATTCATGAAGAACTACTTGTTCATAAGTATAATCATTAAGCCTGTCTGTAACTAATGATATTGTTGATAGGCCATATTTAGTATCATAATATCCAAGAGTTATATTATTCTTAACATTATCCATTACAATTATTTCTGGACTATCTGGAGATACTTTAACCATAAACAGTCCATTTTCCGCATCAATTTTTTCATTTGTTGGTAATTGTACTACATCATATTCTACTATATGATTTGTAGCCTTGCTCCATTTAATGGCAGCAGTAATTATTATTTCTTGTTCATAGTCATAAAAATTACGATCTATATAAATCGTTGTATGTATATGATTTGGATATACTTTTGGTTGTTTATAAATATCAGAAGCAAATACAAATAAATATATTAAAATAATAAATGATGATAATAAGTTAAAATAATTTAGCCCATGAAATAATTTCATTAACAACTCGTTCTATCTGCTCTATAACGGAGCTTAAAAGAATATACAAAATTATTGAGATACAATATGAATTCTCCCAAATATAATAGAACTATGCATTTACCATGGAGTAAAGGCGCAACAAATGACGATAAAATTGCTACGTCTATTGAAAACTTAATTGGCGCACCTATTGTCATTACAGAAAAAATCGATGGAAGTAATACGTCGTTAGAGCGCGAAGGTTGTTTTGCAAGGACTCATTCTGGTCCGCCTAATCATCCATCATTTAATGGATTAAAAGCTTTGCATGCCGCTCTTAAGTATAAAATACCAGCAGGCATTCAATTTTTTGGAGAGTGGTGTTATGCCTTACACTCTATTGCATATGATGCTTTACCAGGATATTTTTTAATGTTTGGCGTTAGAGAATATTATGCTATTGAAGATTTTTCTAAAGCTCAATGGTATTCTTGGGATGATGTTGAATTAATGGCTAATAATATGGGCCTGCCAACTGTTCCAGTATTATTTACTGGAACCGTTTCTTCTGAAAAAGAATTAAAAGAATTAACTGAATCTTTTATGATAGAACGTTCTGTTTGTGGCGGTATAAGGGAGGGTGTAGTTGTTAGAGTTCAACGAGATTTTAAAGATGAAGAGTTTTCTTCATGTATTATGAAATGTGTTAGGGCTAATCATGTAACTACAGACGAACATTGGGCACATAAAATGATTGTTACCAACAAACTTAAATTAAAATAATAAATGGAAAATAATAAAATAAAAATATCTTGGGATATGGAAACGGCTGATCCAGATGACGTATTTACTTTATGCTTGTTAGCTACACACCCTAAAGTTAATTTATTGTCTGTTACGGTTCATCCTGGTTCTCAACATCAAATTGGTGTAGTGCGACATATTTTATCGAAACTTGACCGTTCCGATATTATGATTGGTTCTGCTAAACCAGATTATCCTAAACAATGTGTTTCCGAATTTCACTATAAGTGGTTAGGTGAGATTTTACCATCTAAACCTGATGCAACGGGCGATATTGTGTTGGGTCATAGTTGGGAAAATGTTAATTACAAAATCGTAACCGGAGCAGCCTTAACTAATGTTGATATGTTTGTAACAAACAATCCTACCAAACCATCTATTGAAGAGATTGTTGTACAAGGTGGATTTGCTGGCGATTCTGTTGTTCCAGAAGAATTTAGGATGGAAAAGTTTAAAGGCAGAGAAACGTGCCCCACCTTCAATTTAAATGGCAATATAGAGGCTGCTAAAAATATAATTGCTACAGATGTATTTAGGGCGAAAAGATTCGTATCTAAAAATGTATGTCATAGTATTATATATGATAATGATATGCATGAAAGAATTAAACCATATCGATATAATAATGCAGGGTTAAATCTAATTGTTGAAGGAATGGAAAAATATCTTAATAAGAAGTCCGGCGGAAAAGCTTTTCATGATCCATTAGCCGCTTGTGTTGCCATTTCAACAGATTGTTGCGAATTTAGGGAAGTAGAATTGTATAGAGAAAAAGGTGAATGGGGGTCTAGACTAAAAGAAGGATCGAATACTTTTATTTCTGTTAAATGTAATAGAGAAAGATTTGAAGAAGTGTTGATGGGTAATTGTTCAAACATTTGATCATTGGAAAGATCAAGAAATTATAAAAATTAAAATAAATGCCCTTGACAAGCTATTTTCAATGGTTAAAATTATGTGAATAATGAGATATGAAAGCGAGGGGAAATAACCAAGGATCGTTTATATGGGTATGCGTAAATTTCATTTCATGCGATTGGAAGATGCGTCAGGTGTAAGCGGTTGTGGTATTGTTGCAGAAGGCGTCATATTTTCTAATGGCAAGGTCGCCCTTGAATGGCTTACTAATCGTGCAAGTACTGCGCTTTATGACAGTATTGCTGATGTTGAATATATTCATGGACATGCAGGCCGCACCAAAATAATATTTGACGATGAAGCCCCTTGTCCGTTAAATAAGGAAGAAGTGAAAAAGGATGGAAGTTAAACGCACTATTATCGTGGGAGATATCCACGGATGTATTGAAGAATTTAATGAGCTTATAGATAAGCTCTCGTACAATAAAGAATTTGATAGGTTAATTTTATTAGGCGATTTGATTGATAGGGGACCTGATTCTGTTGCTGTTGTTAAGAGAGCTAGAAAATTAGATCTTGAATGTGTAATGGGAAACCATGAGCACAAATTTTTAAAATGGTATAAAAGTTCTGGATCTAAAAATGATGTTTATGATCGCAGACCACATTATACTCAATTTTCTGATGAAGATATAAACTATATTGCTAGAATGGATCCATATATTTCATTACCAGATATGAACACAGTTATAGTTCATGCAGGTTTGAGACCAGGTATTAATTTACAAAATCAAACTAAAGATGATTTGTATTACATTAGATACATGGATTCTGATTCTAAATTTATTTCTTTAAAGAAAATTAGCAGACTTGGGAAAGATGCAATTGGAGCACACTTTTGGACTGAATTCTGGTCTGGTCCAGAATCAGTGGTGTATGGGCACAACGTACATTCATTTGAAAATCCGCTTATAGAAAAAGTGTCTTCTGATATTACATGTTATGGTTTGGACACTGGCTGCTGCTTTGGCGGCAGGCTTACGGCTCTAATTTTAGAGACAAAAGAAATTGTTCAGGTTCAAGCAAAGCGGACATATTACAAATCGGATTATAACATAAGATGAAATACACAGACAATCAACTTGTAAGTTTAGCTCAAAACAACCCTAAAGAATTAGTAAGATTACTAACCAGACCCAATGCCGACATTAGAACGTTGACATTTGGGGCTGAAGTTTTAGGAGGGGAGGTTAAAGACGAGTCAATTGTCTTGCCAGTATTTCGAATGTTACTTAAACATATAAATGCTGTTGTAAGAGAAGGCGCTTGTATTGGAGTTTCTTCTTTTTATGGAAGTAAAAAGCCACCTCAAGATATAATTGATAAATTACAAATGATGGTTGCACATGATCCATCGCCAGCTATAAAAGAATACGCTAAAGGTATTTTAGAAGATTTTGAAAGTTAATATGAAAATATATTGATATATAATTGGGTGGAGGAAGCTATATATGCCCATAGAAACTAATTTATTATCTTATTTAGCGGGATTTATTGATGCTGATGGATCAATTTCAATAGTAAAAACATCTTATTTTGACAAACAACTTAATAGAAAGAGATTTCAATATAGAATAAAACTTAGTGCTCATAATTGCAAAATCGAAGCGGTAAAAGTTTTTCAAGATACTTTTGGTGTAGGAAAATTAAGAGATAATAGAACGAGAAAAATATTAAAAGATAATCCTAAATGGCGCCCATGTTATGAATGGACACTTTGGAGCAATCAAGCTCAAAAAGCAATAGAATCTATGTTGCCATTTTTGCGTATTAAAAAGCCACAAGCGCTGTTGGCATTAGAGCTACAAAATTTTAGGCATCAATTTGGAACTAATGATTTCAAGAAAGCTGATGTAAAAGAAAACTGTGAAAAAGTTTTTGCAGAATTAAAAGAAAAATGTATTCTTTTAAATAAAAGGGGCCAATGAAAGAATTAAAAAAAGATTTGTTTGATTGCATTTCTGATTTAAATGTTGATGCCATATGTATAACAACTAACGGACAGTATTTAAAAAATGGTAACGCGTGTATGGGCGGTGGTTGCGCTAAAATTGCCGCCGATAAATGGCCAGAAACGGCTAAGCGACTTGGTAAAATGCTAAAATCATTTGGCGTTAATATTCCTTTTGTTATTGGAGCTTTAAATGACAAAGGTGAGTTTATGGATCCAAACAGAGAGATGATTAAAAATAAAGAATTTAAGTGCTTAATTTTTAGTTTTCCCACTATTAATAATTTAATGGACGGCGGCAATTTGCAACTTGTAAAACAATCTGCAACTCTTTTAAAAGATTATGTTGATCAATTTAATTTAACTGGAGTAATTTTGCCTAGACCAGGCGTCGGAATAGCTGGCTTAGAATGGTCTGAAGTTAAACCAGAAATTGAAAAAATTCTTGATGATAGATTTACAATAGTATCTTTTGAACACGAAGCTCCTTAAGTTATATTATGTTGTATGACCGTACATACAATCTCTGAAGTTGTAAAAGAAAACGAATATAATTTGGCAAAATATAAGGCTGTACAAGCTATATTTCCAAATGCTAAAGTGAATTATCATATGCAATTCACAGACAAATCAGTTAATCAGCTATATACTAATTTTACATTTGAAAAACATTATGGATTATATGTAATCCCATATTATGAAATTCCATTTATTTGGAATGATGTTGAGGAAACTATTAAAGTTCATTCATCTCCAAAACGTAATAGATTAGCATATTTATCTTGGAGAACAGACCCTTTTACAAAAAAGAGGACGATGAGATTCTCAAGATTATCTATTAATATGAAAAATAACAAATTCAAAGATGATATGTTAAATTCATGTAAAGCAGAAATAATGAATTACATTAAAGAAAATCCAACCTATCAATTAGACACTAAACATTTAGAGCCTAGACTTAAGAAACTATTATTATTTACCTGAGGCATAATGAAAAACATAAAATTATGGTGGTATATTAGTGAGATCGTATTGTTTTTAATGTATTGGTTATTTTTTGGAAATAATTGGACTTTAGGATTTGCTGGAGCTGCACTTATATTTATTTTAAAATCTCTAGCAAACAGATCTCTTAATAAAATTAAATTGGATAAAGAATGAAACTTTTAAAATGTAAGCTGTGTAGTGGTGAGATGGACATTGTTGATGGAGAGAGGGCTATCAATAAAAAAGTAAAATGTAAGCAATGCGGATATTCAAATGAGAACGAATCTCATCGTAAAGGTCCTGAAGTAGTAATTATTCGTAAAAGACAAAATTAAAAGGAATTTAAAATGAGGATGAATATATCAGATACTGGATTTTGGGATGCACAAACTGCCCATTTATTTCATGGACATTCGCAACCATTAGTTGAATGGATCGCCAAATTTTTAGAAAATGATAAGGAGAAACAACTTTATGATTTTGGATGTGGCACTGGACAATATTTAAAAAGATTACAAGATGCCGGATTTAAAAAATTAATTGGTTTTGAAGGAGACCCTCCAGTTCAAAGAGAGTTTCAAGACATTAGAAAATTAGATCTAACTACATCATTTGTTTTACCCGAAAAAGGTAATGTAGTTTGTCTTGAAGTTGCTGAACATATTCCTGCCCAATTTGAAAGCGTGTTTCTTGATAATTTAGCAAATGCTTGTGATGGTAAGTTAATTATGTCATGGGCAGTTAGAGGTCAAGGCGGAGATGGACATGTTAATTGTTTAAATAATAATGAAGCAATTGATAGGGTAATTGCAAAAGGTTTTGTTTATTTGCCAAATGAAACTGAAGCTGTAAGAGCAACAATTGATCCTGTTGCAAATGATATTCCAACTGGGCAATTACCTTGGTTTAAAAATACTACTTTAGTTTTTAAGAAGGTTTAATGTTTTACTTAACACTAGGCTCTTGTTTAAAAAACGAAGAGCCTTACATGTTAGATTTTGTAAAATATCATAGATCTGTTGGCGTAGAAAAATTTGTATTTTTTGACAGAAACTATGAAGCAATGCATAATATGTTCGCTAATGATCATGATGTCGAAATTATTCATTTCCCAGATATTGAAGGTAATACACATCAAGAGGCTTGGGGCCAATTAATAAAATATAATCAAGGTAAAACAAAATGGTTGGCTTTAATTGATGCTGATCAGGCGCTAGTTCCAGTAAAAAAAGATGATGTTAAAGATATTTTAAAAGATTATGAAGAGTTTGCTAATCTTCAATTAAATTGGAAGTCTTTTGGATCAGGACATCAAGAAACAAGATTGCCAGGATCTGTGTATGAAAGATTTTTAATGACTTGTAAAGACGATTGTTTTTATAATGCTCATACGCAGTTCATATGTCAACCAGATAGAACGCTTCCTATTAAAACTGCCGAGCCACATTACCCATTTTTACCTGAAGGTGAAATAAGCGTTAATACAAACAAAGAACAAATTGATGCTCAAAAAAAAGTTGATTTAAATTTAAATACACCACTTTCATTTAATGTTCCGCCACTTCATGATGTAATGTGGGTGGCCCACTATACAAATAAATCAAAAGAAGAGTGGATGATTAAAAATGCAAAAGGTAGGGCAGATATTTTTGGCGTCAAAATGCCAATTCATCAGTTTGATGAATATGAATCTCAATGTAATGAGTTGTGTGAAGATAGAGTATTAGAGCTTTGGAATAAAAAATGATTATTATTGCTCATCGAGGAAATCTTAATGGCCCAAATCCTGATAAAGAAAATCATCCAGATTATATTGAAGAGGCTTTAAAAGCAGGATTTGATGTAGAAATAGATGTTTGGTGTATTAATGGGCAATATATTCTTGGACATGATAAACCTCAATATGAGGTTAGTTACGAATTTATTTCAAATATTAAATTATGGCAACATTGTAAAAATATTACAGCACTTACTAATTTAGTAGAATCAATTGAATATTTAGATGTCCATTGTTTTTATCATAATACAGATGACGTTACCCTTACAACAAATTGTTGGTTATGGACTTATCCAGGAAAAGAGATAACAAAAAACTCTATTGCTGTTATGCCAGAAAGGGTTCCTGGTTGGGATATTTCTAAAGCAGCTGGTGTCTGTACCGATTTTCCATACAAATACAAATGAAGAAATTTTCTCTTAATGAAATGTTTAAAGGGTGGTTTGTGGGTCATTTTAATCCAACTATTATAGATACTAATGATGTAGAAGTTGCCATTAAACGTTACAATAAAAATGATTATGAAGACTTACATCATCACAAAATTGCGACAGAAATTACAGTAATTATTGATGGATATGTAGAAATGAATAGCACTATATATGCACCAAATGATATTATAGTTATTATGCCCGGCGAATCAACAAATTTTAAATGTTTAACAGATAATGTAATAACTTGTGTTATTAAATATCCTGGCGCTAACAATGATAAATATATTGATGGATATGCGTAAATGAAATTAGGAATATTATTTAATGGCGTATCGTATGGATTTAGCAGAAATTGTTTTCATTGCTTTCAAAATCAAAAACAATTTCTAATTGATCCATTTAAAAATAATAATGATGTTAAAATATATTTATCATCTTATACTAGTGATCGTACAAGCGATATAATTAATTTATATTTACCAACATTATATAATTTTTCAAATATAGATGGATCTCATCAAATACTTACTTATATTAAGGGTTTAGAATTGATTAAAAATCAAAATTTAGATTTTGTTATATCTACTAGATTTGATATTCATTTTAATCAAATAATAGCTAATATTAATTTTGATTATAATAAATTCAATGCTCTTTTTAAAGAAAGAGGTTGGTGGGATAATATGAAATTTACAACTGATAATATGTTTGCATTTCCATATAATATGTTAGATGATTTTATATCTGTTTTACATGAACTTTATCAAAATCCATCTAGACTGGGGCAAACAGATATGCATCAAGCTTTTTATAGAGTCAAAAATAGAATAGGTGAATCTAATACACATATAGTATCACCAATTGATGAATTAAGTAATACAAATTTATTTTATTCACTATGTAGCGATAAATGGGGAATTAAATGACTAGAACTCAACTTTTACAAAATCTTATTCAAATATTTGGTTATAAATCGTATTTAGAAATTGGATGCGCTAATGACTGGAATTTTAATCAAATAACGGCCCCACTTAAAGTTGGAGTTGAACCTCATCCACATCATGGTGGAACAGTAAAAATGACTAGTGATGAATTTTTCGCAACCAATACTCAAAAATTTGATTTAATTTTTATTGATGGCTTACATATAAGCGATCAAGTAGACAAAGATATTCAAAACTCATTAAAATATCTTAATGATAATGGAACGATAGTAATGCATGATTGTAATCCTGCTGGAGAAGAAAATCAAAGACAATACGTAGTTGTTAGTGATTGGAATGGCGACTGTTGGAAATCTTTTGTTAAGGCACGAAGTTTTGATAATGTGGATGCTGCCGTAGGAGATTTTGATCATGGCTGCGGGGTTTTAAGAGTAAGGCCAAATTCAAAACAAATTAAAGTAGATGAGTCTTTATTTACTTGGGATAATTTTGCAGTTAATCGTCAAGAGTGGTTGCGCCTTATGTCTTTTCAAGATTTATTAAATTGGGTGCGATAATGAGCAATTTTAATATAACAGTAATTATACCAGTACTAAATAGACCAAAAAATGTTGAAACATTTATTAATTCTTTTGTAAAAAATACTGATACTAGTAGGGCCGATTTATTATTTGTTACTAGTGCATCATGTCAAGAAGAGATCCAAGAAATAAATAAATTTACAGGAAATATTACAGTTGCTATTGCGCCAGATGATGTAATATCTTGGGGCAAAAGAATTAATTGGGGAATAAATTATTCTAATACACATCATCACTTTTCGACACCAGCCCCTTGGATTTTATGCTGCGCTGATGATGTTGTTTTTCATCCTAATTGGTTTGAAGAGGCTGAAAAAGCTTCTGTAAATTTTGATGGAATTATTGGCACCAATGATTTGGGTCATCCAGCAACAATTGGTGGCTGGCATACTACTCATCCTATTGTTAGTAGAAATTATGTAATGACACAAGGTACAATGGATGAAGTTGGAAAATTTTGTCATGAAGAATATTTTCATAATTATGTTGATGTAGAAATGGTCCATACGGCTATGAAACGTGGCGCTTGGAAACATGTGCCTCAATGTATTATAGAGCATATTCATCCGGCTTGGAATAAAGCTTTATGGGATGATGTTTATGAAAAAGGACAAGAAAAAATGCCGCTTGATAGAGACCTTTGGACTTTAAGAAAACAAAAATTTGGTCTTTAATGAAAATAGCAATTTGTTTAAGTGGAGCAATGTCAAAATTAGGCAATAGATTTATTGCCCCAGATTCATTATACAATAATTCGCCTTATATAAATTTTAATATTTGTTTTAATTCAACTAAAAAACACATTATAGAGGCTAATGCAAATTGTAAATTTGATTTTTTTATTCATTCTTGGAATTTAGATTTAAAAAATGATTTAGAAAAATTGTATTGTCCAATAAAAAGTTCTTTTGAAGATAATTTAATTTATAAAGAAGAAATAAATAAAAAAATTAAATCTAATGAAGATTATGCTGGAATAAGCAAATCACTTTCTATGCAAAAAAGCATTAAATTATTAGAAGAATATAATTCAAATTATGATTTAATAATGATTTATAGACCAGATATTTTGCTGCTAAAAAATATTATATTTAATAAATACGATTTGAATAGAATATATGTTAATACATATGCAAATGGCCAAGGTGATTTTCATTTTATTATGAATTATGAAAATTTAAAAAAATTTAAATATCTCTATAATTCTATAGAACAAGGAAATTTACATAAAACTCATTTTTGGATTAAAAATTATGTAAATAATTTCATGTGTCAAGATCTTGTAGAAGATGAAATAATAGCAGGGCAAGATCAAGAAGTATTAAGAAAAGTATCAGACAAAATAAACACAACTATTAATCCCGAGGTATTATTACAATATGGATCAAAATAATATTTACACTAAAATGCAAAGAGACTTTTATAATTCTACAGCCGATATTATGGCCATAGAAAATCATAGGGGCCACGATTCTAATCCAGATTATTATGGACTACTTCTGAAAGAAGTGTTTATTAATCCCAATTTATGGAAAGATAAAGTAGCATTAGATTTTGGTTGTGGTATTGGTAGAAATGTAGATAATCTTTTAAAAATTGCTGATTGGAAAAGTGTTGATGGATGCGATATTAGTGTTGAAAATATTAATCGTGCTGAAAAGTTTTTGCAAAATACACACGATTCAAATAAATTTAAATTATATACCACAACAGGAACTACATTAAATCCAATAAATGATAACTTATATGATTTTGTAATGTCTACAATTGTTCTTCAACACATAGCCGTTCATCAAATTAGAAACAATCTTCTTACTGATATTTTTAGAGTTATGAAATCTGGTGGGTTATTTAGTTTTCAAATGGCCCAATATTCTCAAGGATATGGGACCGCCGCAAAATATCATGATAATATGTGGAATGCATCTGGTACAAATGGTGCTCAAGATGTTAGTGTAGATAATCCACAAGATTTAATAAATGATTTACTATCTATTGGTTATAATAATATTAGTTATGAAGTAAGGCCAGAGTGGGATGCTAAAAATAAATGTTATTTAGACTTAAAAAACTCTAGATGGCTTTTTATTAAAGCATATAAACCATAATCTACTTTTAAGGAATAAATGATTAAGTTGATTATATCAGATTTTGATGGAGTGCTTTTAGATTTAAAAGAAATTCATTTTGAATCTTTAAATAAAGCACTTGGAAATCAATATGCTATTTCAGAAGAAGAGCATGTTAAAATTTTTGATGGATTATCAACTAAAAACAAATTAAAATTATTATCTGAACTAAAAGATTTACCAAAAGAAACATTTGTTGAAATCAATAATTTAAAACAAAAATTTACAATAGATTTGTTAAAGTCATTTGATAATATAAATTATGATATAGTTAATGTTATTGAAAAATTAAAAGAAGAAGGATATTTATTTTATGTTGCCTCTAATGCAATTAGAAATACAATAGACGTTGGTTTAAATAAACTTGGAATTTTACATTTAGTTGATAAAGTTTATTCTAATGAAGATGTAAAAAACTCTAAGCCTAATTCAGAAATATATTTAAAATGTATGGTTGATGCTGGAGTTAATCCAAAAGAAACTATTATTATAGAAGATTCAAAACATGGCCGCGAAGCCGCTGTTAATTCAGGTGCTTATGTTTGTGGCGTAGATAATAGTTTTGACTTTACTTACGATAGAATATCATCTGAAATAAAAAAAATTAAACCAGTTAAAATAAAATGGGCCGGCAAATCAGATCTGAATATTTTAATTCCAATGGCCGGTTCAGGTACTAGATTTGCTCAAGCAGGATATCAGCTACCAAAACCATTAATTGATGTTAATGGCACTCCAATGATACAAAACGTAATAAATAATTTAAATATTGATGCTAATTTTATTTTTGTCGTTCAAAAAGAGCATTATGAGAAATTTAATTTAAATACTTATTTGAATTTGATGGCGCCAGGCTGTAAAATTGTTTTAACCGAAGGTTTAACTGAGGGCGCCGCTTGCACCACATTATTAGCTAAAGAATTTATAAATAACGCCCAGCATCTTTTAATTGCAAATTCAGACCAGTTTGTTGAGTGGGACAGTTGTGACTTTATGTATTCAATGATGTCTTGTGCCTGTGATGCCGGTATTTTAACATTTCCTGCTCAAGATAAAAAATGGAGCTATGCCAAGGTTAATTCTGATAGATATGTGTGTGAAGTTGCAGAAAAGAAAGTTATTAGCAATGACGCTACTGTTGGGATATATTATTGGAATCATGGTAGTGAATATATTAAATATGCCGAACAAATGATTTCTAAAAATATTAGAGTTAATAACGAATTTTATGTTTGCCCAGTATTTAATGAGGCCATTAAAGATAATAAAAAAGTTAAAATTTTTCCAATTGAAAAAATGTGGGGGCTTGGAACTCCCGAAGATTTAACTTATTTTATAAATAATTATAAGAGTAATTAATGATAACTATTTTTACAATGGCATACAATGAAGAAGTTATGCTTCAATTTATGATAGATCATTATAGGTCTAGATTTCCAAATTGCCAAATTATTATTAGAGACAATCAAAGCACTGATAGAACTGTAGAAATAGCTTTATCTAATAATTGTGAAGTTTTGCCATATGATACTGGCGGCCAAATTGATGATTTTAAATTAAGAGATTTAAAGAATAATTGTTGGAAAGAATCTAAAACTGATTGGGTTTTAGTATGTGATGTTGATGAGCTTTTAGATATTAATGAAGAGCAATTAAAAAATGAAGCAGCAAATTTTACAATAATTAAAACGCAAGGATATGATATGATTAATATGGAAGATAATTTTGATTTATCTTCTATTAAATATGGATCTAAAGATAATAATTATAGTAAATCAGTTTTATTTAATAAACAATATATAAAAGAAATTAATTATTATTGTGGTGCTCATAATTGTACTCCAAGCGGAACTGTTCTTTATAGTGACAATATCTATAATTTGTATCATTACAAATTTATTAATCAAGACTATTTAATTAATAGATTTAAATTAACTGCTCAAAGATTAAGTGAAGCAAATAAGAAGAGCGGTATGGGTGCATATAATTCTGACCCAGAAGAAAAAACAAGAAAAGTGTTTCAAGATAGACGATCTGTTGCTACCAAAGTATTGTGAGGTAAAATGATTAGTGTTTTTACAATGGCATTCAATGAAGAGGTTTTACTTCAATTTATGATAGATCATTATAGATCTAGATTTCCTGGATGTGAAATATATGTGTATGACAATGAAAGTACAGATAGAACTGCTGAAATAGCGCTAGCTAATAATTGTCATGTAATTCCATATCTTACAAATGGGCAGGTTGATGATAAAAAATTAACAGAACACAAAAATAGTTGCTGGAAACAATCTAAAACTGATTGGGTTTTAGTATGTGATGTTGATGAGCTTTTAGATATAAATCAATCTGATTTGATAAATGAAGAAACTCTTGGCACAACCATAATAAAATCAGAAGGCTATAATATGGTTAATATGGAAGATAATTTTGATTTGGCTGAAATTACTCATGGTGCAAGATGCCTTCCTTATGATAAATCTTATCTTTTTAATAAAAGGTTAATTAAAGAAATTAATTATGCTCCTGGTGGTCATAATTGTTCTCCAATAGGAAATATAGCTTATAGTAATAAAGCTTATTTATTATATCATTACAACGGAATAAATATAGAATATCATGTTCAAAGACATATATTAACTGGACAAAGAATGTCTGAAGTCAATAGAAGTAATGGTTGGGGCAATCAATATTTGATTTCACCAGAACAAAAAAGACAAGCCATGCTACATGCAAGAACATATGCAACAAAAGTTAAATTATGAATATAGTTAAAAAATCAATTTCATTTAATGTAGAACCGTGCACAATATCTAAAATAAATGATGATTGGTTTGGTGGTTCTGAAAAATTTTGGAAAGATTTTGTAAGGGGTGGTTGGGAGCCAGATACATTTTCTATATTTGATAAATATTGTTCTAAAGAACATTCTTATTTAGATATTGGTGCTTGGGTTGGACCAACAGTTTTATATGGTGCAAATTTAAGTAAAAAATGTTATGCATTTGAGCCAGATCCAACGGCATTTAATTTTCTTAAAAGAAACGTTTTGCTAAATCCAAATTTAAATAATATTGAAATTTATCCTACAGCAATCGCTCCTCATACAGGGATAATTGATTTTGGCTCTAATACAAACATGGGCGACTCTATGTCTTCTATTTTATGGAGTAAAAATTCTACACCTGTAGATTGTATAACTTTAGAGGATTTTATAGTAAAAAATAATATACAAGATTGTAATTTTATCAAAATGGATATTGAGGGTGGTGAATTTTCAACACTACCATCTTGCAGAGATATATTACAAAAGATTAAGCCAACATTATACTTGTCATTGCATACTCCATGGTTTAGTAATAAAAAATTATTTTTAGAAACAATAGTTAATTCTATATCTTTTTATAAAAAAATATATACTATAGATGGAAAACAATTAAATTATAATGATGTTTTAAATTTACCAAACACTTTTACATCAATTGTTGTGACAAATGACTGAAGAATCTAAAAAAGTTACAGTATGCCTTACATCATGCAATCGTTTTGATTTATTGAAACAAACTCTGGATAGTTTTTTCAATATTAATGTTTATCCTATTGAAAAGTTTATTATAACAGAAGATTCTGCAAATATAGATATGCAAAATCTTATAATGAATAATTATGGAAATAAAGTTGAATTAATTTTTAATACTGTTAATTTAGGGCCATATAGGTCAATTGATAATATGTATAATAAAGTTAATACTGAATATATTTTCCATTGTGAAGATGATTGGGTTTTTAATAAAAATCCTTTCTTTATAAAAGATTCTATGGATATCTTAGAAGAAAGAAAAGATGTTAATCAAGTGTGGATAATATCTGAAAATGTTCATCCTCATGCTATTGAGCAACAATTATTAATGACATCAACTAATGTTCCATATAAAATGGTAAATGGCAATCATGGTGGTGGATGGTGTGGATTTTCTGGAAATCCCGGATTAAGAAGAAAAAGTGATTATTTAAGAATCTTTCCAAATGGTTTATCTGAATTTATAGTGCCTGGAAAACCAATTGTAAATACAGAATATAATTGTAATGTCAATGCCGGAAAACATGGATATAGAGCTGCTATATTAGTTAATGATGCATGTCATCATATAGGATATGGACACTCTACTCATGCCAAATAATTCTAATCCATTAGTTTTAAGAGATTTTTCAATTGAACAGCTGCTTCGTAGAGAATCTGTTGTTGTTGATATGA